TCATGAACTAAGAGTTTCAGATCAATTCAATCTATTGAATATGATTTCTAGTGATTCACCAATCAGAGAGTTTGACCAACATTGTAAAAACTTATTCTGTCTTGTTGAAAATTCTCAGAGTTCATACAACTATCCAAGATTATCTTTATCAGGAACACCATTGAATGAAGCTATAATTTCATTACATACTCTTATACCAGAGTTCAAGAGTAAGTACAAAGTTGAGAAACTAAACACAATTATTCTTACTGATGGTGAGTCTCAATCTATGTCATACAATAAGGCATACGTGGACAGACAAACTGGAGAAACTCACAATGGTACATATTCTGTAAGTAGTTATACTAATGCATTGAGAGATCGTAAACTTGGTAGAACATACAATATGAAGAATGATTGGAGTGGTCTTACACAAGTCTTACTACAAAATATATCTGAGAAATTTGCTGATGTTAATTTCATAGGTATTAGATTGTTAACTGGTAGTGATGCTCGTAGATTTATTGCCAACTCTACCAACTATGATTATGATACAACTGATAAGTTGATGAAGATCTGGAAGAAACAGAAATCTATTGCATTAGATAATACTGGATACAAAAAGTATTTTGGTATGTCATCTACTGCTCTTGCAAATGATAATGTATTTGAGGTTCAAGAAGATGCAACTAAATCACAGATCAAAAGAGCCTTCTCAAAATCACTCAATGCAAAGAAGCTAAATAAGAAGATACTATCAGAGTTCATGGAACTCATCGCATAATGGCAACTCTTGAAAGACACTCTTACAAAAAGGTAGATGGTGAATGGCAGATTACAAAAACTATGTCACTCACCTACGAAAAAGTACCTTATAGTTTGAGTTGTCTTTCACAATGTCTTGTTAAACTTGAGAAGTGTTTAACTCCAGATCTACTAACACCGAAGTATAGAGAAGAGAATGAGAGTAATCCAATGTATGGCCATTGTTATCATACAACTCAGGCGATGTATTATTTGTTAGATACAGATACGTTAGATATTATGAGTGCAAAAGATTGGCGAGGAGATAAACACTGGTGGTTAAGAGATAGAGAAACCAATGATGATATTGATATGACAGTTGATCAATACTATTCTATTGGAAAAGAACCACCTTATGAAGATGGAAAGATATCAAAATGGTATGGGTGGAAACATAGACCGCATGGTAGAACATTAAAATTAATTAGAAAGATGCAGCCTGACACTGCACAGATTAAAATTATAACCCAGTTGACAAAATAATTAACTTAATGTATCATATATACTATGACTAGCGTAGAAATACAGAACCACATTTAAGGTGTGGGGTAGTCACATTAACGAAATCATACTAATTTATTTCACACAGGAGAACTACAATGATAGTTATTAAAAGGCCATTGAGCCTTGTAACTCTTGCTTCAAAGAAAGTTACACAAACAATTTTAAGGGGTTTATCAGGACTTGATGTTATAGATAAACTTCCCAAGAATCTTCCAACCTTAGAAGAAGTCTTAGAAGATAGAAAAAGAGGATTATATACCGATAAAGATTCAGTAGTTGTTGCAGCGAGAATTGGAGATTTATTTTCAGATCCCACATATAATCGCACAGAAGATATCAGTTACACAAAATGTGCAGATAATTTGAGGAATCTCAAAGGTTTCTCACATAAGGCAGCTGGTATTCTTTTTGCGTTTATAAGGCCTAATCTCGAAGTTATTGTAACACAGGGTAATCATCGCATCACTATGTTATGGTTGATTATGCAAGACCCTGATACAAGAATATCGGTTAATCTTAATTTTCATCCAGAAAATATTTCTCACGATAAAATGTTACAAGTTGAGGCTGAAAATCATACAGCCGATTGTGCTTTTAGATTGACTCAAGATCAAGATAATAAGTTCAAATCTGCATTTATCTCTAGACAAGATTGGGCTACAGAGTTGTTTGCCTTTTTATCTACCTATTTGATTGGTGTTGCAGATACTTTGAATAATGCAAGGTTTACTTGTAATTCTTACAGTTACGTTCAAAAAGCAATAAGAGAAGGTAATGAAAGTAATGTAAGGAAAGTACTTGAAACCTTTACAGGACTATACGAAGAGGGAAAAGAACCTGATAAAGAGATTTTAGGAAACTTTGTAAGAGCTGGATCTGTATTTCTTAGAGTCTTTGGTTCACATATCAATACAGTTAATCGAAAGAACTCAGGTATTGATTCATTCAAAGAAATGATGGAATATTATTTCCGAGACATGGAAATAGAAACACAGAGGGCAAGAGAGGCTGGTATTAAACTTCCGATGAAATATAATATCACACAGGCTGATATTTGTAAATATTCCAAAGACTATAAACAAGTCTCTGACTTAGGTGTTTGTAGATTCATAAGTCTCTATAATGAGTATGTAGAGTCTCAAGGTTACGCTATACCTGATAGAAATGCAACTGCTATTCCTATTATTGAAGGTACGTGTTTTGCTGAGTTTACAGAAAAACTTTCTCCTTTCTTAAGACAAACGCTTGCTGAAATGGCTAAAACACCTGTAACTCATAACAAATAAAACCAGTTGAAAAAGCTGCACAACACCCCTTGTTAAGGGGTGTTTTTTTCTCTAATATTAATATATACATAAAACAATTTAAATCATGTTCCTTTCTGATCTTTTAAACTCCTTACGTAAAACTTACGGTAACAAAATTACTACAGGTGATCTTCGTGGTTATGCTGCAGCACATGGTGTTTCATACCGTAGTATTACAAAAAAAATTACAAAATACAAAACTGGTCGTGGTAAGTGGAATCTAACTGTAAGTCAAGCTAGAAAACAGTTAGAGAAAGCAGTTGCTGCACCAGCCGCTACTCCTGTAGTAGAGAGAAACCTTATTCCTGAGAAAGATGATACCTTCGTTAAGTTTGGCTCGTTTTCGGATATTAAGAAGATTATTTCTTCTAAGTTATTTTATCCTACTTTCATCACTGGGTTATCAGGTAATGGTAAGACTTTTGGAGTCGAACAGGCCTGTGCTCAATTGAAGAGAGAAATTATTCGTGTAAACATTACTATTGAAACAGATGAAGATGACCTTATTGGTGGTTTCCGCCTTGTTAATGGTGAAACCGTATGGCACAATGGCCCAGTCATTGAAGCCCTTGAACGAGGTGCAATATTGCTCCTTGACGAAATCGACCTTGCCTCTAACAAAATCCTCTGCCTTCAGAGTGTCCTTGAGGGAAATGGTATTTTCCTTAAAAAGATTGGCAGATTCGTTAGACCCGCCAACGGATTCAACATATTCGCCACCGCAAATACTAAAGGTAAAGGTTCAGACGATGGAAGATTTATTGGAACTAACGTGCTCAACGAAGCCTTTCTCGAGCGATTCCCAGTTACCTTCGAGCAAGACTACCCCTCTCCCTCAGTAGAGACAAAGATCTTAAATGCGATTGCAACTAGTCTTAAGGTAAAAGACCTAGAGTTCATGAAGAAACTTGTTGATTGGGCTGACATCATTCGTAAGACATTCTATGATGGTGGTGTTGAAGATATTATCAGTACAAGACGTTTGATTCACGTTGTTCGTGCATACTCTATCTTTGGTGATAAGTTGAAGGCTATCAAGATGTGTCTTAACAGATTTGATGAAGAGACAAAACAATCTTTCCTTGAACTCTATGATAAGGTAGATGCTGATGTTGACATTACTAAGGAGAAGGTGGTATAATGGTAAATGCATGGAGTCTAGCAGCATCCATACTAAACGGAACATTTGATGAGGACTATCCTATTGTGAAAAAAGAAGTAGAACATTCAGATGCATATTATGATTACAAACGTAATGATCCTGATGCAGAAAATCCTTTTACTGATCCTGTAGATCGAGAAAGAGCTGAAAGAGTAGTGGGTGGTGGTAACACTGCAGTAGATAAAGATCTAGAGTGGATAGAAAAGTCTGGTGGATTTGAATGGACACCAGGCTCACCTTGGCCTCCATCTGTTCCTGATGAGGAAGCATGTAATGGTGATGAATATACTCAAGCCTTTGATCATCTAATGAATGAAGATGATGGACTTGATTATGAAGTCAACTATTATGATGATTACATGGCTACTGTCGACGATCAGTATTCTCATCATTTTGGAAAGAATACAGTTTCTCCCTATATTACCACCGAGTTCAAATATAATGAAAATGAAATATTAAAAATTGCAGAGGAATACATTGCAAAAACATATACATTGCATTATACTGGTAAAAAGGGAACTCAAACTTTAGACTTGATTGAAAGTATTGGTGATGCAGAAGCCTTCTGTAGATCTAATGCAATTAAATATCTGTCTAGATTTGGAAAGAAAGATGGAAAATCAAAATCTGATCTTCTAAAAGCTATCCACTATTGCACACTCTTATATCATTTTTCAGGCCTAACAAATGAAAGTATCGACTCAAATGAAACTATCTAGTAACACAACAAACATTCTTAAAAACTTCTCACAGATTAATCAATCTATCTTGATTAAAGAAGGTAATAAGTTAAAAACAATATCTGTGATGAAAAACATTCTTGCTGAAGCTGAGGTAGAAGAAGAATTTGAAAAAGACTTTGCGATCTATGATCTCAACCAATTCTTAAGTGGTTTAAGTTTATATGATGCACCTGATCTAGAGTTTGGAGATTCTTATCTTACAATTCGTGATGGTCGCCGTCGTGCAAAATACTTCTTTGCAGATCCTGATGTGATTGTATCTCCACCAGAGAAAGAGATAAGTCTTCCAACAAAGGATGTTTGTTTTACAGTTGCAACTCAACAGTTAGATAAACTTCTAAAAGCTGCATCAATCTATCAAGTGCCTGATCTATCAGTGATTAGTCGTAATGGTAAGATTGAAATCATTGTTCGTGATAAGAAGAATGATACATCTCATGAGTTTAGTGAGGAAGTAGGAGAGACAACTGAAGAGTTCTCATTTAACTTCAAAGTTGAGAATATCAAGATTATTCCTGGCTCATATGACGTTGTAATCTCAAGTAAACTTCTTGCAGAATTTACTAACAAAAATACAGATCTCAAATACTATATTGCTTTAGAACCTGATTCCACTTTTGGTTAATTTAAATGCTTCGTAATGATTTTCTTTGGGTTGAAAAATATAGACCTAAAACAATAAATGATTGTATACTACCTGACACTATCAAAAAAACCTTCCAAGACTTTTTGGGAGCGGGGGAGATACCTAACCTCCTTCTTAGTGGCCCTCCAGGCGTCGGAAAAACTACGGTTGCCCGAGCGTTGTGTGAAGAATTGGGTTCAGATTACATTGTAATCAATGGATCTGATGAAGGTAGATTTCTAGATACTGTAAGAAACCAAGCCAAAAACTTTGCGTCTACAGTATCTTTACAACAAACTGGTGTTCATAAAGTCATCATCATTGATGAGGCTGATAATACCACACATGATGTACAACTTTTATTGAGAGCTAATATAGAATCTTTCTACAAGAATTGTAGATTTATTTTTACATGCAACTATAAAAATAAACTCATTGAACCATTACATTCAAGATGTGCGGTAGTTGATTTTTCTATTAACAATAAGACAAAACCAACAATTGCAGCATCATTTTTTAAAAGACTAAATGACATACTAGAAATTGAAAGAGTTGAAGCTGATAAGAAAGTATTAGTAGAATTAGTAAATAAACACTTTCCTGATTGGAGGAGAGTTCTTAATGAATGCCAAAGATACTCTGTTGGTGGTAAGATAGATACTGGTATACTTGCAACATTCTCGGATATAAAGATACATGATCTCATTAAAAATCTCAAAGAAAAAAACTTCAAAGAAGTTCGTAAGTGGTGCATCAATAGCTTGGATAATGATCCTTCTGTTTTATTGCGTCGTGTTTACGATGCTCTTTACGACGCCCTTGAAGGGCCTAGTGTTGCTGCTGCTGTCCTCATCATTGCTCGTTACCAGTATCAAATTGCCTTTGTCGCAGATCAAGAAATTAATCTTTTGGCGGCGTTAACTGAAATTATGGTGGAGTGTAAATTTAAATGAATTGTTGGCATTGTAATACAGAATTGATCTGGGGTGCAGATTTTGATATGGAAGATATCAATGATGGAGAGGAGTCTGAATATGATTTCTACTCCACGTTTACTTGCC